TGGTTCCGGACCATCTTATGAAGTTGCTCAACAAGAAAAAGCTTTGATGTCAGATTTAAACAAAACAGCATTTATGATGAAATCTGAAACACCCATGAAAATGATGCAAAACCAACAAGGTGTTCAAGGAACTCCTTATCAAGATGTAAATCAAATGAATTACAACTTTGATCCATTATCTCAGCAAAGAGCTCAGCAAATGCAAATGCCTATAAACAATAGTCCTTTAAACAGAGAGCTAGTTGGAAATCAACATAAACTACCAAAAGAAATAAAAGACGCTATTAAAAAAGCAAAATAATAAATAAATAAAACATGGCAAAAGAAGATTATAACTCTAAAGGAAACGTTGGACAAAACGTTATATGGGATGGACCACTTAGTCAAGAAGGTCGTAACCATGGAAAAGGAAGTAGCTCTGGTATTACAGGTATGAAGCTTAAGTTAGCTCGCACTGAATATGTTCCAGGACCTATAACTTCAAAAGCGCAAAAGTAAAATGAATAAGTCACCTTTGTATGCTAAAATATCTAGTAGCTGTAAAGCAGCCGCAAAACGTAAGTTTAAAGTATGGCCTAGTGCTTATGCTTCTGGATGGGGTGTACAGTGTACTAAAGCTGGTGGACCTAGTAATTTTGGCGGTAAAAAATGAAAAAGCGCGGTGGAGCATATCGCGGTACTTTAAAAGCTAGAATAAACAAACTATATGGTGGTGATGTTACTTGTAATAAAGTTGACAGATTAAAGTCAAGAAACACAGCTACTAAAAGAGATGTTCAGCTAGCTAATTGGTTTATTAACATGCATAAGTGTAGATAATGTCTTTATTAAAAAACTTTGACTATAGTAAGTTCAAAAAAAATAAACTACCTAAATCAAATTCATTAGAGACATTTAAAGAGATAAAGCAACTTGATAAGCTTCCGGAAAACAAAAAATTTGTAAAAGATAATGATGATGTTACAAAAGTTTTTACAGGTATAGTAGGTAAAGAAAATAAAAAATATATACAAGAGCTTTTAAATTCTTCTAGACCTATTATAATAAGTTTAAAAAAATACTATAACAGACCAAGACCAAAAGTTTTAGCAAAAAACTTTGATATTAATTTGAAAGATATAGAGTTGGATTCTATGAAAACGCCATCATATCCCTCTGGACATTCAACTCAAGGTTACTTGGTAGCAGAAATGTTAAAAGTTAAATATCCAGAAAAAGCTAAAGAGCTTAATAAAAAAGCAAAAGATATATCTGATAGTAGAAATATAGCTAAAGCACATTATAAGTCAGATTCAACAAAAGGTAAAGAGTTAGGTTTAGAAATGGCTAGCTTTATAAAACAACAACAAAATGGCTGAAAAAAGACCCGAGTGGAAAGACAGTAAATACGCCGATGCAAAAGGTAGATTTAAAAAACTTAGCTGCGGTGATTTGGCTACTTGGTTAATTAAGTCACGTAAGGGTAACAAAAAAGCAATTGTTGGTAGTTTAAACCAGCAAATTGTTTTTAATAGGCAAAAAAACCCTAGCTATGCAGCTAAGATGAAATGTGCTAGAAATAAAGCAATGAATAGATTAGGTGATGGCAAAAAGTAAGGTAAAAGGTGGAGGCACTAAAAAAGTATGTTTACCACTAGCTAAGGTTAGAGGTATGAGCAAAGCTCAAAAAGATAAAGTTGTAAGAGCTAAAGAATCAGCTGGTAGATCTGGTAAATACAAAAGATCAAGTTCTACTAATGTTAAAGGCGCTAGAAAAAAAGGTGCTACACTTAGAGATTGGTTTAATAAAGAAAATTGGGTAAATGTTAAAACAGGTAAACCCTGTGGTGAATAAATAATATTATGTCATTAAGATTAGTAAAGAAAAATATGGCTTGTAATAAGCCAAAGAAAACACCTTCACACCCTAAGAAGTCTCACGTTGTAAAAGCGTGTGCTAATGGTAAAGAAAAGATTATACGCTTTGGCGAACAAGGTGCTAGCACTGCTGGTAAACCTAAAGCCGGAGAGTCTGCAAAAATGAAAGCAAAAAGAAAATCCTTTAAGTCTAGACATAGAAAAAATATAGCTAAAGGTAAAATGTCAGCTGCTTATTGGGCTGATAAAGTTAAATGGTAAAATAATAAATATGGAAGAAGGACACTATGGTGAATACTCGGGTAATGCTCGTCATTCACGAAAAATGGAAATGGTTCACGATAGAGAACTTATTTATGACGCTAAAGGCCAACTTCACAGAGCTGATAAAAAATATAAAGCTGGTGATAAAGGAGCTAAGCAAGAGATGATTCACGATAGAGAATTAATCTATGATACAAAAACTCAACTGCACCGAGCAGATAAAGATTACAAACGCGATAAATAAATAATAAAAATTAAAAACAATTATGAAATCACCAAACAAAATGGCTAAATCTCCAATGAAGCTAGAATCAGCTGCTCAGGAGAAAAAAGATCTTATGATGGATATGCCAGTAGATAAAAGAGCTGCTGCTAAAATGATGAAGTCTCCTGCTAAAATGGCTGGTAAATCTCCAATGGAAATGGCTGAAAAGTCACCGATGAAAATGGGTGGATCTTGGATGTCTAAGCACTCTGCTCTTAAAATGATGAAGTCTCCAGCTAAACTTTACAAAAAGAAGTAATATGGCTTTTAAAATGGAGTCACCTATTTGCACTTGCAATACACCTATATACGAGAGAGATCTTGAAAAAGGTGTAATGGGAGAGGCTAATAATAATGGCTCTATTTTAATAGACAAAGATTTGTCTGCAAAAGACAAAAAAAGAGCTATTGCTCATGAAAAAGTTCATCTTGACCAAATGGAAAGAGGAGATCTTAATTATGATAATAATTATGTTTATTGGAAAGGTAAAAAATACTCTAGAGCTACAATGGTTGAAGGAGCTAAAAATTTACCTTGGGAAAAAGAAGCATATAATAAAACAGCATGAGTAAGTTATTACAATTGTTAAGTGGTGGCGTAGTCAAACAAGTTGGCGAAGTTCTAGATAATTTAACAACATCAAAAGAAGAGAAGCTAAATGCTCAAAAAGCTATTAAAGAAATACTTGTAAAAGCAGATAGCGAAGCTCAACAACAAGTTACCAAAAGATGGGAGTCTGATATGAAGTCTGATAGCTTTTTATCAAAAAACATAAGACCATTGATTATTGTTTATTTAACAGTTATCTTTACATTGTGTGCTTTCTTTGATGGTAACATAGGTGGTTTTACAATAGAACCGACTTATATACCTATCTTTCAATCACTACTAGTAACCGTGTACGGTGCGTACTTTGTTGGTAGAACGTGGGAAAAAGGTAAAAATATAGGTAATAATAAAAACAAATGAAAACAATTAAATTAAATAAAATGGAAGAAAATAGCAAAATAACCCCGGAAGAGCTTGAGCAAGTTACTGAGCTTAATAACAAAATGGTACAGATACAAGGAGAGATTGGTGCTGGTGAGCTGCGTAAAGCAGACCTAGTAACAATGTTCGCTAAAGAGTCTGAGCAAATGGAAGTTATTAAAAAAGAGCTTGAAGAAAAATATGGTAAGGTTAACATCGATTTAAAAGATGGATCTTATGAGCTAATTCCTGAGGAAGATAATGACTAATGTAATCAGAAAAATAAGTATAGGTTCTGATTATAAAAACGATGCAATGCACTACGCGGTTGGTCAACAGGTATATGGGGGACACGAAATCTCCCATATACTACATGACGAGAAAAGTGATTCATATAGTATCCACATCAAGAAAAGAGATGAGGTAATACCTTGGAAGAAGTTTAACTGCAATATGGCTGTGTCAATAGAGTATGATTTAGAATACTAAATGAAAAGCTTGTTTGATTTTATTGTAGAGCCATTAAACACTCAATACAATAATGAAATAAAAGTGGGTGACAAAAGCCTTGTAACTAATGCTGATTTAGATAATTTTAGAGCAGTTAGTAATATGGCTAAAGTTATTTCAACACCACTTGCTTATAAAACACAAATATCTGAAGGTGATACTATAGTAATACACCACAATGTTTTTAGAACATTTAGAGATATAAGAGGTAAGCAAAAAACAAGTAGATCAAAGTTTACAGAAAACCTATATTTTGTTGCAATGGACCAGGTCTATATGTACAAAAACAAAAAAAATTGGAACACGTTTAACAATAGATGTTTTGTAAAACCACTTTTAAGTGATAACGATCTAACGTTAGATAAAGAACGCGAGCTTATTGGTATATTAAAATACGGTAATAGTTCCTTAGAAGCTCTTAAAATCACTCCAGGAGATATGATTGGTTATACGCCAGATGGTGAATACGAATTTTTTATAGACGGAGAGCGATTATATTGTATGAAATCAAATGATATTGTAATTAAGTATGAGCAACAAGGAAACGAAATTGAGTATAATCCAAGCTGGGCGAAAAGCAGTTGAAGAATTAATAAAGGTAGCGCAAGAAAAGATTGTTGACTCAGGAGATGATATATCAGCTGACAGACTTAAAAACGCTGCCGCTACAAAAAAGTTAGCAATATTTGATGCTTTTGAAATTCTTACAAGAATACAAGAAGAAGAAGATATGTTAAACGAAAAGCCTAAAGAAGTAGCAAAAGAAAAAACTTTTAAAGGCTTTGCTGAAGGAAGATCTAAATGATGTATCAGCAAACTTTATATAAAATACTAGATAACTATATAAAACCTAAAGTTTTAAAAAGAACTAATAGGTATGCTAAGTGGGAATATGGTTACAATGAAGAACATGACGTAGTTATAATAAGTAAAACAGGTAAGATCGGTGAAATATACGAGATACAAGGTTTGAAAATAGCTTTACCAAAAAAAGAAAAACCTCATGTTTTTGATAGTAATACCTGGGAATACTCAGAATATCCTAAAGAGTTAAGCAAAATAAAATCTGTATTTGACTGGGAAGAATATCCTAGCGAGTTTAAAGAAAAATGGTACGGTTACATAGATGATGAATTTAAAAAACGCGAAGAAGGCTTTTGGTTTATTAACAAAGATAAGCCTACATATATTACTGGTACTCACTATATGTACTTGCAGTGGAGTAAGATTGACGTTGGCCACCCCAATTTTCGTGAATCGAACAGATTGTTCTACATATTCTGGGAAGCTTGTAGGGCCGATAGAAGAAGCTATGGCATGTGCTACCTTAAAAATAGACGGAGTGGATTCTCATTTATGGCATCAGGTGAAACAGTCAACGCTGCAACAATATCGACAGACTCCAGATTTGGTATATTATCAAAATCAGGACCAGATGCTAAAAAAATGTTCACTGCTAAAGTTGTTCCAATATCCGTTAACTACCCGTTCTTTTTTAAACCAATACAGGATGGAATGGACCGGCCAAAAACGGAACTGGCTTATAGAGTACCAGCGACAAAGTTTACAAGAAAAAAGCTGGACAATAACGAAAAGCTTAAAGAAATATCCGGCCTTGACACAACCATA